TGGTAGCACTCCACCAGCATTCACGACACCGACTGGCGCTCAAATTCTTGCGGCGATGGCATCAAGTATTGCTGAGGGCTGGGCGGCAAATATCTTGTCCTATGAGCGTGGGATTGCGGCACAGACGGCAGTGGCGGGTGTTTCACCTATCGCGTTTACGCTGAGCTGATCTCGTGAAATTCTTCCGCATGATCTTCTGGACTGTCCCGGTCAGCCTCGCTATGTGGGCCGGGATATTCTGGTGCATCGCCGTGCTAGTCGGTTGCGTGCCGACTGTCGTGCGCGAGGGCGCGACCGTGCGGGTCAGCGGATATCTCGACCAGCACACGGCAGACGATCTGGCGGCGATGCTGGCCCCCGGCGATGTCGTCGTGCTGGCGAGTAATGGCGGCCTCGTGCTGGCGGGTGTCGAGATGGCCGAGACGATTCGTTATGTAGGTGCTGACACGCGCGTTGACGATCACTGCGCCTCGGCCTGTGTCATGCCCTATGCAGCCGGTGCGCATCGCTCAGTCGATCCTGGCGCGCACATCGGCGTGCATCGCACGACGGGCGGCGCGGATGTGGACATCGCGGTGGCGGGGTTGCTGCGGTCATATGGGACGCCCGATCCGGTGGTTGCTGCCATGCTGGCGACCTCGAATATGTCGATGACATGGGTGCGTGGGTGGTAAACGCTTGACCGAACAAGACGCTAAAATACTGGAAATTTCATGACCTTAAACTCCCGCCCCGGCACACCACTCGCGGCCCTACCCAACCCAAGGGATTGCGACTACTCCACCATCCAGCACCCTTGGGGGAAACACCTATGACCTTGCAGGCAGATGACAATACTACCCAGTGGTTTCAATGGATTGTCGGCGGTTTGACTGCGCTGTTCATCGGGCTTATCGGTCGTGTTCACATAACCAACGATGCCAGTAGGAAAGCATTGGAGGACAAAATGGATGAGGTTAGGGCTGGAGCAAAGGAGGATGACGCTGCACTTTGGTCGGCGCTGAGGGAGAGTGATAAGTTGAACTCCACCTTCAGGGAGAAGATACTGGAGAATACTGTAACCAAGCAGGATCTCAAGGAAATGGAGCATAGGCTGACCAATGTATTCACCAGGGGGACAGTGAGGCATGACTGATACCAGAGGGGTGCGGAATAATAATCCTGGCAATGTGCGGAAGGGGACGGCTTGGAATGGGCTGGACCCGGAAGGAATGGACAGTGCCTTTTGCGTGTTCGTGGCACCGGAGTATGGCATTCGGGTGATTGCCAAGCTCATGTTCGCGTATCAGGATTTCCATGATCTCAATACCATTCGGGGTATTATTGATCGCTGGGCACCGCCGAGTGAGAATGATACCGGGGCATATGCGCAATTTGTGGCAGAGAGGGCGAACTGGGGTGTGGATACGCATCTGTCGCTGCATACCATGCCGGAATTACTCAAGGGCATGGTCGTGGCGATTATTGCTTATGAGAATGGGGGGTATGCCTATTCTGATGCTATCGTTGATGCGGGGTTGAAGCTGGCCCTGGGATGAAGCTCTTCAGCAGGGCGGGGGCGCAACCCTGCATCCAAACAACAGGAGAAAGAGATGGACTCGAAAATTACAAATTGGCTGAGCACCTCTACCAGTGGGCAAGGAGTCTCCCTACTGCTGGTAACGGCCACTGGCTACCTGAATGGTGCAATTACATGGCAAGCCGCAGTGGCAAGCGCGGCCGGGGCATTGGCGCTTATTGCGTTTCCACAGAACCAGAAACTGGTAGAGGTGGTGCAGACCACAACGCTGGATGTGGAAAAGGTGGTTGATGCCTATAGGCTGGGGCTTGGCCATGGGCAGAGCCTGAGTACTGCGGTGGGACCGCAGGTCCAGTTGGCCGCTATGCCGGTTCCAATCCCAGCCCCTGCACCTGCACCTACCCCTGTAGCCACTGTCGGCCACGGGGCAACACTGTAAAGGATATAGCATTGTGAAAAATGTAACCTGCCTACTCGCTCTGTGCCTGGGTCTTGGTGCGTGTTCCACGGCCTCGCTCCAGAACGAGGCCGCACGCCTTGCCGCGATTAACACTATCATCTGCGCCGTAGACGCCAAGGCACAGCCCATCCTGGTGCCCCTGGCGGCTACTGTAACCGTGGCGGTAGACCCACTCACTGCTCCTGCGATTGCCGGTGCAGTTGCACTGGATGGCACGCTCCACGCCGCACTGCAAGCGGCCTGTCCGATGAATACCATGCTTCTGGGTGGCCTTGCGGCACCTGGAGCGGTGCCTGCGGCGGCGCCGACTGATACCACGGCGACAGTCAAGGTGGGGGCATAGCCCCTGTACCCACTTCTGCCCCACCTCACTCAAGGGAGGAAAGTAGTATGCTCACTCTGGACTGGAATGCCCTATTCGCCTCAATCCAGCGCTGCAATGCAGCATACTGCGAGGATGAAATCAGCACCCGACGGCAATTTGCTGCCATGGGGGCGGAGGTTATTGCTTGGTGCTCGGATATCCAGCACCAAGCAGTGCTCTCCATCTCGGCCGATGGGGTGCTGACACTGACCAACGCTGGCACTCGGATGAGTGAAGGGAACTCATACAACGCCGTGGCGGATTTGTGGCAGGATGTGGATTTTACGCCACTGGTTGTGCCGGGCGGGCGCGTAGCGGCCGGGGCGCACATGCGAGCGCAAAAGACATACCCCTGGGCACTGGAGCACCTACCAGATGGGCAGATGTTGCGAGTGGAGGGGCACTCGCTTGGGGGGCAGGAAACTCACCTTGCCCCGCTCTTTATCCCGGCCCCCAGGCTGCACTCCATGATCGCATGGGAACCGCCAAAGGCTGGGGACTTGGCCTACTATACCAGCCAGAGGCAAACCTTTGCCAAATGCACTACTGCGCTAAATGGTTCCGATCCGTGGATGGCGTGGCCGTGGAGTGAGGAGACTCTACAACACCCTCCCGGCCCATTGCTATGGCTGCATGATGGGACATGGGCTTGGGTGAAGTATGAGGAGTGGCCTGGTGGTAGTGTGCTGCATTTCAGCGATCACGATGAGGGCGCGGTGATTGCGGCGGTGCAGAGGGCGATGCTGGTGGGATAGGGATAGTGGGTACGTTGGTGGGGTTGGGTGAGGGGGCCACGTATTGTTGCGATACGTGGCCTCATTACTGTTCCCACCACCTCAACCCCAGCCAAGTCAAACTCAACACTATCCCATCAATCACCACGGTGATGAGGATAAGTAGTAGCCAACTGCTGGATGGGGGCGGGGGTTCACCCACTGGCATTGGGAGGTTCGTCTGGCAGCCCTGGTTGTCATCACTTTCCACGGTCAATCTCCCGTTACAACGCGCAAAAACTCCGCTTTCTGTGCAGCCCGCGCAGCATCCCACGCAGCATCCGCAGCAGCATCCGCAGCATCCCGCGCAGCATCCCCCGCAGCAGCCCACGCAGCCCCCGCAGCATCCCGCGCAGCATTCCACGCAGCACCCCACGCAGCAGCCCACGCAGCCCCCGCAGCATCCCGCGCAGCATCCCACGCAGCACCCCGCGCAGCATCCCCCGCAGCAGTCAACTCGTCATCTGTAGCCATGCCGTTAGCATGACGCTCAGCGACATCAAGCGCAGCGATGGAGCGCGGGTCTGTCATCAGATGTTGCACCTGCCGCGCGCACCAGACCGCGAACAGCCGCCATTCTTTCGCATGTTGCGGTTCAGCACGACAGCACCACAGCGCGTCGTCGAGGCCGTTGCTGGCCAGAATGACGGAGAACGGTAGCGGCTCGTCATCTGCATGTGTTTTGTTGAGGTAAGCTAGCAGCTTTGTCCAGCCCTCCCTGCATGGTGAGTGCGCACGAATCCTGTTGAGTGTGGTTGTGATTGGTTGTTTATTTTCCATTTGTCAGTTCTACCTTTGTTAGAAAGCAGTATGAGGACAGCACGCGGACTTTAGGGATTGCACGCAGATAAGCAGGCATCACTCATTCCCCGACTCCTTCCTTCGTGCAATGCTGTAGTGTTCTGTGCAGTATGATTTACCTGGAACTGGAAGCAAGCCACAGAACACCACAGCGAAACGCTTACTCCCAGCCAAGGGCCATTGGCATACCTTCGGGGGCGGTAGGAGTGGTGGGCGGTATCCCACGGGCGGCGGGGCGAATGGGGTGTGCCTGTCTACTCGCTTTGGCAACTCTGGGGTCTTTGGCCCTGCATTGGCTGTATCAATTTTTGACTGATCCTTGGTCTTGGTCGCACCAATGATGAACAACTGGGAGGATATTGTCGAGGGGGAGTAGGAGAACATGGCGCAAAGTTGTGCAATGGTTTTTCCTTCCGCTCTCGCCTGCCGCAGAGCAGCATTCATTTCCTCAGTCCACTTTATCCTGGCTTTAGCATACTTCACCATGGTCTACCCTACTCCACTCCATGTTCGTTCTTGGGGCGCGGGATGAAAAACTGCGTCCCAGCCTGCCGTACTATGATATTCGAGCGCTCTGCAATTTCAATGATCTTCGGTATCTTATCACTCGGCGCGTGTTGGGCTAGGAAGTGGTATATCACCGACTCGTGCAGGGCTTTTTTGTTCTTGGCGTACTCACGGAATAGGAAGAAGTGCAATTCCTGTATGGTTTGAGAGTCGCTCTTCCCTACCATATGGCGGAATACATCTGGCATTAGCCGCTCTGCGTGGAGTAGCCAAGAAAGCGCCCGCTCTACATCACAGAGTTCGATAACTAGTGCCCCCGTTCGCGAGGCCATGGAGATCATGGCGAGTTTGAGCACGTTGATGATCCGACGCCCTCGGTAGTGTTCGAGCTTGCTGTGCTCGGGCACGGGCGGTCCGCCCATTTTATGCCAATCCCTGATGCGGGCCTTGGCCTCGGTGGTGAACCGGGCCTCACCGATTAGATTTGTCAGCGCGGTTAGACTTTTGACCAGGGCCTTGTATTGGCCCCCGTCTGCCTGCGGGCGGTCGAAGAGTTCGACATAGGGGGTTTGCCCAGCATAGACCATTATCATGCGGGAGGTGGTGCCCATAGACCACGCCTCTTCGGGCAAGAGCGATGCCATAAACCCCGGCTGAGACCCAGCCAGGATATTCAACTGCGGGCGAGAGATATCCAGGCTCCGCCCAAGAGTTCTCCGCTCCTCCCGGTAGTTGGCGCGGTTGTCATACATGATGTTGATAGCAGAGAGGAACTCAAGATCATGGCTGGGTAGGAGTACCCCCAGTTCCGATACGCAACAGGCCAGGGAATGGTACTCGAGTAACGTCGGAGGAACTGCATTGGGGACTAGGATTTTCCTGTCCGCTTTAGCCAAGGAGTCGATCAGACTGGCCTTGGTTACTGAGTCCGGCGCTACGTAGATTTTTTGGGTATCCCGCCAGAGCCCAGCAATGGGGTCGATGGCGACGGACTTGCCAACCGCTGGTGGCGCGACGAGCAGGATGAAGAGGTTGGGAAACATGAGGGATTGGGCAGTGGAGACAAAAACCCGGCGCTCGAGCGTCCCCGCAATCGCGCCAATCGCTGCCCAAAGGCGGAAGAGTTTTGGTGTAGGCGTTCCGTCACTGTAGGCAAGGTAGCGGGATATCCAGTCCACATTTGTGTCGATGCCATAGTTTTGATCCTCGGAGGTGGGCATAAGTGGAAGCCCCTAGAGCGTGCGGTATAGTCCAGTCTCACGAATGCGGGAGTCTGGGCCTTTGAGTTTGCGTAGGCCATTCAGGTTTAGTCTAGGAATGGGTTTCCCCGCCCGCGCGGCACGAGCTTGCTCCTCCAGGCCGACATAGGATGCCTTATTCCACCCCACCTTGCACTCGCCTGGGACGATGAGCCTACGGCCCGAGGGATGGGAGAAGTCTATTTCAAAGTGGGCGAGAGCCTCGGCAGAAACGAGTTCCGAATCGAGTTCCTCTCGTGCTTGGAAGTATATGGCATCGTGCTCCTGTGTGAGAAGCTGAACCTGCGGCATATGTTTCCAAATTCGCCAGAGGACCAAATTCGTGCGATCCGCAGTGCAGGACTGAGGCTCGAAGGCAATCGCTTCGCGGAGAGTGCTGTCATCATTAGTCCGCCCGAAAAAGTATCGCGTGCGACCGAAGTTGGTGGTGAGGCGCATGTTGGTCTGGATCTCCCCTGCCACCCAGCGGTGCCATTTGGGGATGCCTGGGAAGGCGTCGAAGTAGGCCCGCTGGAAATCTTCCATCACCTTTTTGGGGACGTGGAGGAAACGAGCCATGGAAAAGGGTTGGCCGAAGTAATTGCTTCCGTGCCCCCCGCGCTTGGCCATATCCCGGTAGGTGAAGTGACGGTAGAATGGTTGCTCTGCAATGTCCTTGTCCTTCTTCCCATCTCCCGTCCAGGGTAACTTCGGCCAGACAAGTTTTGCCGCCGTAGTATGCAGATCTCCGGCCAAGGCCGCATCATAGTAGGCCCACTCGCCAAAGAGCAGCCCACACTTCCACCCTACTTCACGGCTTTCAGCCTGTTCAAGATCAATGCCATAGAGGCGATATCCTGGGTCAGCTTCAAATATTCTCCGCTGCCCTGGGGATATATTTTGCGCATTTCCTCCAGTGCCCGTTTGCGACTTGGAAGAGCTGAAGCGACCAGTTTCAGTTCCTGCGATGTTAAAACTGGTACGGTAGCGTCCATCGGCGTCGATCTCCGTTTCAAATAATTGCAGGCGCTTGGCGTGGTCCCGGATGGCGAGTATGCACGCCACTATTGGCATGGCGAGGAAGTAGTTGTTGAGTTTTTCCAGGGACTCGCGGTTCATGGAGAGGGTGCGTTTGCCCTTGTTGGCAGTCCACTGCTCCGGCAAGCGCATCCGCCCGTAGAAGAATGCTTGCAGTTGCTGGGTGGATCGTGGGTTCAGGGGCTTGTCCCAGATCGCCATGGCATAGCGCTGTAGGATGATGTCGAGAGCGGCAATGGTGGCGCGTTCTTCTACGGCGGCGGTGGAGCGTTCCAGCGGGTCGATCTTGAACCCCCGTTGCATCATCTCCAGCACCGGGGCCTGCAGCGCCCGCTCGAAGCGATAGATGAGCGGGTCTTCGTTGCAGAGGGTTTGAAGGACTTCGGCGATCTCAAAGGTCAGGCAACAGTCTAGTGCGTTATAGATTTGGTTGACGCTGGAGGCGGCCATGCGGGAGATTGTAACTGGAGTGAGATCGCCTGTTTGGACTAGTGTGGCCATGGGGTCATTCTCCTGGCAGGTCGCAGTCGGCGAGCAGTATCTTCTGGGCAAGTCTTTCTCGGATAGAGGTTAGTTTGGCGCGGATGATGGAGAGACGAGTTTCCAGGGTTTCATCCTGGCCATCTGAGGCGAACTTTAGCTCAGTTCCGAGCATTACTACAAGCTGACCATACGCCTGCGCGGTGGCGGCGAGGCGATTGATATCGAACTGGGATACTTCCCTGATCTCATCACTGGTGATGTCGTATAACTTTGGCATGGTTGGGGCGCTCATTGGTGCTGCTGGTATGGTATAGGATGCCTTGGGGGCTAATACTTCATGCTCTGCGGGCTCGATCGGTGCTCGCATCTCAATGCCATCGATCGACACACGTGGCTCGGCGTAGTGACTGCCTGCAGTCAGTCCAACGAACCGAAACGGCACGCCACATTGCGCGCAGGAGATCGTCACGTCGGCAGTGTATACAGCGATCGGACCGCCGGTTTCATTGGACAGACGGCCGACGTTAACTTGGGCTTGAAAGTCGCTGTGGTCGCAAGGTGGCCGGGGCATGGTGGGGGACTCCTTGGTTTGAGTTTCACTGCCGCGTATTTGGCGCGGCATGGGTGATGTGAGCAGGGGTGAGTTCGGTTAGATAGGCTCTCAGCACATCTTGAGTCTGCAGGAACAGGCCATCGAGTTGGACCGTGCACTCAAGTGGAAGCAGCACAGTAAGCACGGCCAAGCGAGCGCCGGCGGCCGGCTGGACTCGGGTAATGCGCCACCGGCCATTGTCGGGGTCGCGGGCAAGGCTGCAGCCCTCGATAGTAAGAAGGATATCCGAGTCGACTTCAGCTGGGCGCTGGGCTGGGGGCATCATTCATCTGCCTTTATAATGGTATCGCCAGAACGCTTGCGCATCAATTTCCACGACGCTTCTGAGCTATAAATTGAGCCCAGGAAACCCAATCCCTTCTGCAGTTCCGGGTACATGGCGTGGTGCAGCAGCATGGTATCGCGATAGGCGGCATTCACCTTCAGCCCAAGGCGCATGAGATAGCCGATATCATAGACTCCATTTTGGAAAATCTTAGGGATAGAGCTTTCCAGCAGAACTCGCACAAACCGCCAAGCGTCGCGCTCTTCCCCAGGGTTGTCCCAGTAGTTGTGCCCAGGCTTACCCTCGGAAATGAATGGGATCACCAAGGCGTCACTGCGGGACCGGGCAAAACCAATCATAGTGATCTGCCCTTTCCAGGTTTCGATATCAGTGCCCAGCGCCTCGGGCGGGTTGGCCAGAGTATCCTTGACCCACTCGGCTATATCTTCCAGATGGGGCTCGATGGTGACAAGTCGTTGTGGGCGGCGGATCTCCGGGAATAGGGCTTCCTGGCTGGCTTTCATCAAGTCCGCCAGAACGATTGGGCGAAGTGCCCAGTTCCTCAGCACCGCAGTTGGGTGATAGGTGGGAAGAACTTTGAGCCCGGGAACCAGAACACACTGGGCCACTGTGCCTCGGATAGCGGAGATGCCGGGGGATAGAAGAAGTGCCCAGGCTGCGAGTTGCCCCACGGCGATTATGAGATTGGGGCGGACGGTTTCGAGTTCACTTTTCAGGCGCGTCAACTCACCCAGGAGTTCCGGTAGGATGTACTTCCCCATGCGGAGAGGGGGCATGGTATAGCCCTCCCCAGCGCCGGCTTTGTTCACACAGATACTCTCCACATCGCCCCGCTCTGGTTGGAGTGGGAAAACCGTGGTAAGGAAGCAAGAGCCCCTGGCTATGTTCGACTCCTTGAGCAGGCGGGTGAGTTCCTGCCCACCAGAACCCATGAATGGGATACCGGCGAGTACTTCCTGCTGCCCCCACACATCGCCCACAATAGCGATGGTGGCGTCCCTTGGGCCGAAGGCATTGGCAAAGGGTTCAGTGGTGCGCCATTGGGCAAGATCAGTCATGGGAGGAGCTGGGCGTGCTGGTGGCGGGGAGACAGTGCAGGCCGCGCAACATTGTCAAAAGTTGCTCACTCATTCGATGATACTCCTCAAGTAAGCAGCACTTGGGGAAAATGAGCATCCCGGCTGCTTCTCAAATTCTTCCAGGGAGATACCAGCAAGCGCTACAGCATCTTTCAGCAGTTCGTGGGGAACACGGTAAATATGCCCTATTACGTTGGTAAATTCTGGTATATTTGTTGTATACACTGTCTGCAATGGCTGCCGAATAGGAAACTGAACAGAGTCGTGCATGTTTAGGTAATCTTCCCATTGGGCTGGGAAGGTAATTACACCAAGCATGGTTCCTTTGTGTGAAACCAATTTACGAGTCGTGGTAGCCATCATGGTCTGCTGCATTGTCTTCACTCCTGCCCATGTGTGGACTGTGCCGCGGCGGCACGAATGGCAGAGGCGCTGATGGCATGGGTGGCTTCGCCCAGATCCTCCTGGGTGATCCAGTATCCCACATCCCGGCCATAGGTGATACCGACGATATTGGGGACGCTGATGACGCTGTAATGGCCGTAGAAATTTACCTCCAGCTCTGAGTGTATGCGATGCTCGACTTCTGCAAAGGTGTAGGGGTTCTGTTTCCCCAGCGGACAGTCCCGCACCATGATGCACACCTGCCCGGTCTTGCTCAGTGCCCGCGCGAAGAGTGCCTGATGGCCAGCATGCCAGGGTTGGAACCGACCGAGCATTTGCGTGGTGGGGGCCTGCGGTGAGAACGCGGGTGGCATCCGGCCATACATCACAAGTTCAGCAATGCACTTTGCCCACCCTGGAGCCCAAGTCCGCACTCGGATATCACAGCGGGCTGGTGGTTGGAAAATGGCATCGGTATCAGGGTAGCGGCTGGATTTGATAGTATCGAGCCAGATGATGAGATCGGCTTGGCCGTGCCGCTCAAATGCAGCTAGTGTTTCCGCAGTTGGGCAGATGAAGTCAGCAATGTTGATACCAGGGCCGACGGCAAAGGTCCCCATACGGTCGGCTTGTAGAATACGCCCCGCGAGGGAAAAGTCCGTGTTGTCGTACAGTCCCCGCACTACATCGCCGTTTACCACACGCACAGCACTACGGCTGTTGTAAGCATCCAATTCCTTATCCAAAGCTTCAGCCAAGGTAGTTTTCCCCGCGCCTGGGAGGCCCATGATTAGTATTCGCATTGCAGTGTCCCCCTCAGTTCAGGTTATTGATCAGTTCCGCGATTTCGCTGGTGGTTAGATCAGTCCAGGCTGGATCATCGGTAACATGCAGACAAAAGGCCACTCGGCAGCGGTGTAGGTTTACCTTGCCATTGTGGGCTGAAGCTTGCTTCTTGATCGCAGGCCAGAGCACGGTAATGTCGATTTCACGCCGCTTGGCATTGAGCAGGCGTTTGAACCAGGAGAAGGATTTGAGCAAGCGTATCATGGCTTTGGTGCTCCGTTGGGTGGGGTGGGGTGCTGTGTGATGGGGTGCTGTGTGATGCGTTAGTTGCTGGCAGCTGCTTTGGGCGCACTGGCGAGTAGGCGAAAACGCCTCAGTGCAAGTCTCGCATTATCGGCGTGATTGGGGTCGATCTCGAGTCCCAGAACTCGCTTCGCCCCGAGTGACTCCGCAGCCCGCAGGGCACTCCCCCCACCGCAGGTAGGATCAAACACAGTCGTGGTTTCATCCACGAACATTTCCATGAAATACCTCAGCATGGGTTCGGGTTTTGTGCTGTGGTGGTATTGCTTATCGCTGGGGGAGGAATAGGCGTTGGACTTGGCCCGCACGATGAAGCGGTCCTCGCGGGAGGCCATCAAGCAGGTTTCATATATTTGCCTTGGCCCGCGCTTGGCATCGGGCAGGATGCCCCGATTATCGGACTTAACCCAAATAAGCGGCATAGGGTTGAACTTGAGCCCCGGCGCATGTTTGGCAAAGTAAGCCAGGGTTTTTTCGTAGTGCTGGAGAGAGAACCAGAACATGAGATGGGCGGAGTGGGACATGAAGTTGTCCAGGTTAGCGCAGAAGCTAGCCAGCAGTGTCCAATAGACTTCCTCACTATCGTCGTAGAGAGTGGATTTGGCGTGCGCTAGGCCGCCTTCTCCCATATCAGCGGAACTCCCCGCCCCGGTAGCTCCCAGGCTGCCATCAAAAGCCCCTATCCCGTAGGGGAAATCGCAGTGGATGAAGTTGAACTTCGGGCCACTGTAGCTGGGCGCCCAGTCGAGGAAGGAGAGGGTCTGGATTGACTCGGGAGGCACCGCAGGTGCAACCACGGGGGCGGGAGTGGGGATGTGGGGGACTGAGGCCACTTGCTGGGAGGGGGCCTGAGAGGCGACTGCAGCCGGACCGGCATTAGACAACGGTGGCATAGGGCGGTCAATTGGGGTCTGTTGCGGCTTTTCTGCCCCGCCCTGCGGTGTCTCACCGAAGGCACCCCCTACCCCCTCCATAATGTCCGATACCGCACTATCTGCCGCTCGCGCATCCTGCCGGAACAGCAAATTGTAAGCCGAGTCCATTCCTGACGCTGACGCTATCTTTGGGGAGTTGATATCCTGCGCCACGCGGATGATCTTACCCAGCCAGGACTTTTGCAGGGAGAGGGCTTCTGCGGTTCTGGCAAGGTTCCAAGTGGGCTCGGTCATGAGATAGCAGTGATGAAGTTTGGCGATAGCCACGGCTTCATCCCGCCAGTGCAGGTCGCTGCGCTTGAGATTTTCTTCCAGTTCGATGACACTGCGCTCAAGGGAGGTGAGGGTGTCGAAGAAGCGAACTGGGACGGAAGAGAGGGTCAGTTCCAGGCAGGAAGCTAGCCGCCGCTCGCCGGCGATGAGAACCCGCTCACGGGTCACCACTATGGGGTTGATGAGCCCGTTCTTGCGGATGGAGTCGACCAGCCCACTGGTGTCCACAACACGGCGCTGGCGCTCGTCGCGCTGGATGACAATGGACGAGGGGTCGATATAGGCGAAATCATCTATAGTTGGCATGGGGCTACTCTCTCAGGCCGGAGTTGAACAGGTCACTTTGAGCGCTGGCAATTGCATGAACTTCGCGCTTGGCGATCTCCCGCTCCAGATACCAGCGGGCTTTCTTGAGATCACTCAAACCATCCTTCCCATCACACCGCCAGATGTATTTCATCACATTGCCCAGGAGAAATCCCATGTGCTCGGTGATGGTGATGCACTCTACCCCGCTGGGGTGGGTGGTGTAGTGGGGAGGGTGGGCGATTAAGTCCGGTGGGGGTGAGGGCACTGGGGAACTCCCTGAAAATGGATTAAAAAAGGGGGAAGGAAGGGCCATAAACCCCATCCCTCCCCCAGTCTATTCCTGTGGGCTGGGGTCGAGTTAGACCCCCTTCACCTTCGCCACGTCGTTGAACACGTCAGCGCCGTCATCGCTGTTCCGTTGAGTAACATCCAAGAGCACGTCCTTGCTGGCGCACTCTGGGAGAAGCTCAAAGAACGTCCGGCCCTGCGTTGGGATGCCGATGGACTCGATGAAGTCCTTCAAACGATACTCACTGTCCGGGGTGAGGTAGAAGTCCGTGCGCAGGGCTTTCTTGCCCAGATCCACACCTTCGAGATCTTCCGGAGAGATATCTTCCCCCGGCCCGGTGAGGGTGAAGTTGAACCGCACGAACGGAGTTTTCTTCTGCTTGCTCTCGCCAAGCTCATAGCCCTTAATCATGGCGTAGTAGGTGCCAGCGGGCAGCGCCAGGGGCTTCTTGATGTCATCGGTCGGGCGGGAGAGCAGAGATTTGAAATCAACCATGTGAAGTGTGCTTTCAGTGTGATGTGCGATATTGCACGTGATGGACTGACAACGGCCAGTCAACGATGGGGGCGAAGTGCCCGCATGGGGTGGGAGCATAGAGTGGCGGGGTGGGGCGTAGCCCCTGGGGCCAAGAGGCCCCGACTCTCTATCTGCTCAGGGTAGGGCTTACGCGGCTACCGCTCCCAGGGATTTACTATATCCAGGCGCTAAGGCATTGGGATTACCTTGCGCACTTCATGGAGCATAGAGTCCTTAGTTAGTAGGGATTGTTCAAGTTGCTGGATAGGGTCTGGCCCACCTTGCCGTGGGGCGTTCTTGGCAAGCAACGCCAGTTCAACGCTGTCGCACACCGCCATCATCGCATAGACGGTCGGCTGGTCGGTTTCAGGGATGCGTTTCAGAAATTCCATACGTGGTGTCATTGTTCACTTTCTCCGTCTGAGAAGTCGGGGCCGAGTAGTAGGTCCAGGGCGGCGCGCACGCACGGCTTGGTCCAGATATCCGTCGTCATCGTGACAAAACGGCCCAAGGGACTGTAAACCATCACCATCATCTCAACGCCATCGATAGTCCCCCGGCGCAAGTCGATCGTGCGGGGTACAGTCAAAAATGCGTCGGGGATATCCCTCGCCGCTGCCAAGGGCAGGTCAGATGGAAGTTCCACCATGGCCTAAGCTGCCCCAGACCCCAGCCCCGCCAGGGGGATTTTTCCCTGACGCACGGCTTTGAAGTAATCCGCCAGCCCCGTCGCCACGGGATAGCTGGTGGGCGTGGACGAAGGGGCACTGCTCTTCGCCCCCACCACGCCCATGGGTTTGGTGTAGAGCATTTGCCTCGTCCCCGCGCCGCTGCCCTCGGTCTTGGCCAGGAGCATGGAATTGAACCAGCGCGGTATCATGGGGGAGAGGGCCTTGCCGACGGCACTGGGGTAACCCACTCGCGGGCGGGACTCGCCTTCGATGATTTGAGCGTCCCGATCGTCGATGTAGGTGATGTGGGACAGGACTACGACATGGCAGCATATGCTGGTATCGGCCAGGAGGTTCAACAACCCCCCAATGAGTGACTGCGCCGCGCCGATCTCTCGCATGGTGGTGAAGGATGCCTCGCTAGTGCCCAGGTGGCCAGCCATGCCTTGGATGAAATTCATTGCCGCCTCGCTGGCCTTGGTGAGGGAGTCGATTACCAGAACGTCATTCTGAGTCCAGGTGGTGATTTTCCCCAAGTCGATAGCGGGCTCATATCCCGGAGTCCCTTCCTCCCCAACCGCAGGTTCCTGCCAGCGTTCGAGCATCTTTAGCATGTTCGGCCAGACAGTTGCCTTGGCAGGGATGATCTTCCCACCAGCCACCCGCATGGTTTCAGTGATGGTCTGGAACATGACTCGGTTGATGGCGCTCTTGTCATAGATGGACTTGGGATCGGTGAGGAGGGATTTGAGAATGTCGATGCCGTTGTCCAGGTCCAGTATGCGTAGATTGAAACCGGCAGAAGCGAGCGAGGCAAGGGAGCCGGTTTTTCCGG